CCTACGACATCGCACTAATCAAAAGGTCATTCGTGGCCTTTCTTTTTGTCTTGTGGAGAGCCCTTAACCTACCCAAACCAACCAAGTGTCAGATCGACATGGCGAAGTCCATCTCTGGAGAGTCAGAACGTCGATTTATCCTTCAAGCCTTTCGGGGCATCGGCAAGTCCTTCATCACCTGCGCCTTCGTGGTGTGGAAGCTCTGGAACAACCCAGATCTCAAGTTCCTCATTGTGTCTGCCTCTAAAGAACGGGCGGATGCCAACAGCATCTTCATTAAGCGCATCATCGACCTGTTGCCTTTCCTGCATGAGTTGAAGCCCCGCAACGGGCAACGTGACTCTGCTCTGGCCTTCGACGTTGGCTTAGCGAAGCCCGACCACTCCCCTTCTGTGAAGTCTGTAGGTATCACCGGGCAACTGACGGGTAGCCGTGCTGACATCCTGATCGCGGATGACGTCGAGGTTCCAAACAACAGCGGCACACAGGCAGCCCGAGACTACCTCGGAGAACTCGTTAAGGAGTTCGATGCGATCCTGAAGCCCGGTGGAACGATCATCTATCTGGGAACCCCTCAGACCGAGATGACCCTCTATCGCGAGCTGGAGAACCGTGGCTACGTTACAACGATTTGGCCTGCGCGTTACCCAAGGGATCAGGCTGACTGGGACTCCTACGGCCCACGGCTGGCCCCTATGCTCGCCAAGGAACTCAAAGAGGACCCACGGATCTTCTGGGAACCTACAGACCCTATTCGATTCGATGACAAGGATCTGCGTGAGCGGGAACTCTCCTACGGGAAGGGCGGCTTCGCCTTGCAGTTCATGCTCAACCCAAACCTCTCGGATATGGAGAAGTACCCTCTCAAGCTGCGTGACTTCATCGTAGGGACGTTCGCTCTCGACAAGGGACCAACCATGCTGACTTGGCTGCCAAACACGGCCAACGAGTGCAAGGGCGTTCCTCTGGTGGGTCTCAAAGGTGACCGCTTCCACAAGTATGAGCAGGTCGGCCAAGGTATGGCGATGTACGCCCAGAAGATCCTCGTTATCGACCCAAGTGGCCGTGGCAAGGATGAGACTGGCTATGCAGTCCTGTACTCGCTGAACGGCTACATCTTCCTGATGGACGCTGGTGGTTTCCGTGGTGGCTACGAGGACACAACCCTTCAGGCCCTTGCGAACATCGCTAAGATCTACCGGGTCAATGAGGTCGTGATCGAGGGCAACTTCGGTGACGGTATGTACGTCAAACTGATCGCCCCTGTGATCGCCGCTACGTTCCCCTGCGCTGTCACTGAGGTTAAGTCCAAGGGTCAGAAGGAGATGCGTATCTGCGACGTTCTGGAGCCTGTACTGGGCAGCCACAAGCTGGTGATCCAAGAGTCTCTGATCGACAAGGACTATCGCACAGCCTTCAACAACGATGGCACCCTCGACACCGCCTACAGCCTCCTGTACCAGCTCACACGGATCACTCGTGAGAGAGGCTCACTGGCCCATGATGACCGGCTGGATGCCCTTGCAATCGGCGTACAGTTCTTCACAGACGCCATGGAGAAGGACTCGAAGGTTGGTGAGCAGGAGATGCTCGCTGAGTTCCTTGAGAGCCACCTTGAGAACGCCTTGAGCGGCTATGAGGATGCCCGCAAGATCGCGATCAGCGACACCATCGACATCATGTACGAGGACGATGGCACCATGACCAACTATATGGGCTGGTGAGAAGTCTGCACGTTAGCGACACGTTCGACGAAGATTAAAACCCCTCACTATTGAGAGAGATCCCCTCTGAGATACTTAAAGATCTCATACACGTTCTCTACACGTTAGGATTCACCAGCATGGTGTCTGCCTAACGCCTCAAGCTAAGGACCAGTGACCAAGGATGGTTATCAACAATGATTATTATCATAGGAGTGAATCAGACCATGAACGTAGAGAAGGCCACCGTGCTGCTCGTACTGAAGCGGCTGGCTCTCTCACGGACTACCTACAAGCTCATTGGTCTCCTGGTAGTCGCCTCAGGCGTAGCTCAAGGAACGATGGTAATGGAATGGGTCTCCGCACTCGTGTGTGCAGCCTCAGGGTGTTCTGATTGACCAGCCGGAGCGGCTCATATTCGGCAGTGTTGACACACTACCTCTATGAGCAGTAAGATCAACCCTAATGGTCTCCCTAATGACATCTCTCCTAAAGAGGTCTCAAGGAGATCACTTAGGTGCTTGACCCTAATGGGTTCTCGTAGTACCTTAATGAGAATCTGATAGAAAAATCTGAGAGACCACCTCTCATAGACAAACCCAGAGGATACCCCCGTGGGGCCCTCTCAGATCCTCTATGAGGCTCACCATCCCCTGAGGGGCTCGTTGAGATACCTGCCTGTTCCCTTAGAGGAATCTCATGGGGATCATTATGGGCCTGATCTCATGGGCTGTCAATAGGGTATCTCATTGGTGATCATGAAGAGTTCTCATGGTGGTGAGAGGGAACGTGAGGGAATCTCATTGTGCCTCCCTGTCTCTATCTGTATCGACTATTAGAGTCTCTGCTCTAACCCTAATGGGCCTCTATAAGTACACCTCTAAGGTTCTCTATATGACCACCTAATGCTCCCTGGTAGACCTGGCTCTATAGGTGACCTATGAGGGCCTCCTAATGATGCCTATAAGGAGCGCTCCTAATGGATAGGCTGTGCCTACCTAATGATGACCCTAAGGCCCTGGTAGACCCTGGAGCGTTCTATACGGTGTTACAGGCTGCCCTATAGGCTATGTCTCATAAGTTGTAATCAATTGCTAATTAGTGGTTGACAGTCTCTCAGAAGTCTATAAGATGGGCCACATCAACAACGGAACAGCCCTAAGGGTCTCCTGAGTTGCCCAGAGGCTTAGTAGTCACTGACCAGCGATCCTACGGGTGCCAAAGGTCTCAAGGTGATGAACACCGAAGGGAGGGCAAGGAGTTACAAACAAACCGCTTGACAGCTTCACTGATACACGGCAACATGCGCTCCATCAACAAGCAACGCTGGACCTGAACGGATGTCACGGGTAGGGTCTTCGGGAGAGTTCAAAGTCTCCGCAGCATGTTGGCTCTCAAGGGCATCCTATAGGCGGTCTCATAGACTTAGCACGGCACCCTTACGCTCTTTAACAACTCGGATAGCAACACTCTCCATGTACCTGAAACCTCCGCTGAGAAGCGTCTCTGAGGTCCTCATGGAGAGTAGTGAAAGTAAAGAGATAGAGCAGTTGACTCTCGTGTGATTCGAGCTGTATGCACGGGGATTGTGAGAGTCAGCGACTGTACCTCTTAACGCCAACACAGGAGATACACCATGACCAAGCGAGAGATCGAATGGGCCATGCAACACGACTGGTACAGTCACTGTAACGGTGACGTTGTGTATGTACTTGAACGCAGCACCGACAAGGATGGCAAGCAACACAGCCAGCTCCTGGCATTCAACGATCTGCAAGAGCTTCGCAACTGGGCAGGGTACTAACCATGAGCCAACGCACACAAGCCTTACAGGCTGCCTTAGAGGACCTCTCCCAGCGCATCAAGCTGGCAGTGAATGCCCATGAGGCCGCTAAGTCTACCTTCAGCCGCTTTGAGGGCCCTGCAAGCCATCCCATGTGGCAGACGCTAAGGGATGAGGTAGACAGCACCTTGACACATCAACGGGTCTTACAGGCCCACTGGCACCGCACCAAAGCGGATCTGTTAGAAGCCTTGAACGACGCAAAGGAGTGAGGCCAGCCAACTGGCGAGGGCATCCACTTATGGGCATCTTAACGGTGTCCCATAGGGGAACAACTCGGTTCCATCTGCATAAAGGATCATCACAATGCAAGCCATCATCACCAAATACTTTGGCCCTACCAACACTCGTGGCTCCCGCGTCAAGGCAACTGCTGCCGCTGGTTCCGTGAGCCTGCCTTATGATTCCGCTCTGAACTCCGATGAGAACCATCGGGCAGTCGCTGAGGCGCTCTGCAAGAAACTGGGCTGGGTCTCTTCACCGAACAACCTCTACACGACCCTCGCACAGGGCCAGCTTCCCAACGGTGACAACGTGTTCACCTTCATCCCTAAAGAGTATGACCTGGCAGTCGTCGCGGTCTGTGAGACTCGCTTAGCCATCTCCAAGGGTGAGAACAACGGCAACCCTCATGGTCGTCCCTGGGGCAAGGCCATCACCTACCTGACGGACGAAGGTGGCTCCCTCAATGAGACCTATGAAATCTTCAAGGCCCTCAACTGGGGTCGGGTGAAACCATGAGACTGATCCTCTGGATGGTCGCAGCGATCCTCTTAGCGGCAGCCTCAGGCGGTCTTATAGGCTACGCCGTGTTCCGGGCCGTATACCTCTGATCTTGAGCGATTCACTGATGGGCCTTCCCTTCGAGGGTCCATTGGGAACAACTCAAAGTTGATTCATACCATCCGCTCTCCTACGCCAGCCACCTAAGGTTGGTCTATATGAAATGGAAGATCCTTCTTTATGATTCCGCAACGATTCAACCGCACCAACTTTGTGACATCCGCTGTCGCTGTCAAGATTCTGAAGGCAATGCAAGGGGCCCTCAAGGATGGCCTTCAGCACTACGTCGAGAACAAGCGTGGGCAACGCTGGCTCCGTGTGTGCATCAAGTCCGTCGATGGCTCTGACAACCGTTTCACCTATGAGTTCCGTGCAGGCAACGGGCAAGACGTAGGCCACCTAATCCTACAGGCACTGTTCGTCTGGGGTGACGACCTTGAACGTGAGTTCTCAGTGCTGATGGGTGAACTTTACCGCTTGACAAACCATCCGTACACCCTTGCAC